CTTGAAGTGATCTTATAACTAAAAAATCAGTAGGTGTTACCAAAAATCTTTTTCCACTAGAAAAAGATGATGTAGCATATTTTCTTGTATCATCATAATCAACTTTACCTGCAACATCTAGCTCTATATTTCTTATAAATTGTCCAATAATAGTATCAGTTAAAACATTACTATCTACTTCAGTAAAGTCTCGAATCTGTGTTAAAAAATTTGAAAAACTTATAGCCATTATGTAATACTCACTGTTATGTTACCAAGTGTTGTGTTAATTTCTCTTCTTCTATTTTGTAAAGAAGGGTCTTCAGGAAACATACTTGAAATAGAAGTTGTTATACCATTTGATGTAACTTCTGTTGTTTGTGTTGAAAAAGCAAAATCACCAGGTAAGGTTAAATTAGCAGTCATCATTCCTTGTCCTCCAGAAGAAGCTAATTCATTATTAACCACTGTAGGTTTTTGAAAATCTTGTGATCTAGTATTCATTAAAGCTATCGGATCTGCTTTATGATATGGTGGATCTAATTGTGGATGTTTTGGTTCGTATTCTGAAATATGTACTAATGCACCTGTCCATTCTTTTAACATTTCTTTATATGGAAACGCTTGTCCAGATCTATCTGATATTGCCTGACTTTTTTTACCGCTTGCGTAACTCATTATGAACCTAAATAACTTTGAGGTGAAATATAAACTGAAGTTCTAGAACCATCTTCATTTAATGCTCTAAGTAATTCGTCTTCATATAATTGTTTTAATACTTGTATTCTATCTGGTGCTTTTTTTTGTGATAAATAAAATGCAAGACCTGAACACATACATGGTAAAAATCTAAAAGCTATATCCGATGTATTAGTGTATGAACCTGCATCTTCAATTCTATTTATAGAATAATATTTTAAATGTGTATAAGTTGATGTATCAGGAGCTAGATATAAACTTATCTGAGGGACTGTCTGTCGACTAACATAATATTGAGAAGGTTGACCAGTTGCGTATTTATTAGGTAAAGCTGAATAAGCAGATCTATCAATTTTTGTTAATGCAATATCATTAGTTGTAGTACTATTATTTGCTGTAGAAGTAGATGAGATATAAGCTTCTAAAACATCATTAACATTTGTTGGGGTATTATAAGTAGGTTGACCAGAAGTTAATTGTTGTTCATTAAGTTCAACTTTCCAAAGGTGTATACCTCTGTTTCCCCATTCTGAAAATAAAAGATTTAAACTTCTTCTTGCGCTACGTAAATCATTACCACTATTAGTCCGCATACCACATCTCTCGTATGCTTCTTCAATAATGTCATCAATCTGAAGATCGAATGCTGTAGTTCCTGAAGTTGCCATAATGCATTAAACTATATCTTTATAATAATCCATAGATTTTCCAGGGATTAAATTTTCATCTTGTAGGCCATCGCCACCGACTACGGCTCCCATGCCTTTAATAGCAGCACCGCCTGCAACTTTTTTCATCATCTTAAAATCTTCACCAGATATTTTACCATCTTTGTTTTTATCTAATTTTTTTTGTTTGCCTTTTAGCATAATTTTCTCCTTAAAATTTTATAGGTCTATCATACCACCATAGTATCTCTTGGTAAAGGTGCTCACATTATTAGGCTTTCCTCCTGAATTACCTGCTTGTCTTTTCCTTGCAACAGCAGAACGCTTTTGCGAGTCTGTCATTTGGCTTGCTTTTGCAGCAGGCACGCATTTGGGGTACTTTCTTTTTGATCCACTTGCAGATTTTCTTCCACATTCTTTGTATCCTCCGCCTTTTTTAGGTGATCCTATATCGACCCATTTTTCATTGAACCATTTTTTAAGACTCATTAAAATACGCCTTTGAAACCTTTGCCTTTAATCGCTGCTCCCGTGCCTCTAGCTTCTCCACCTGTATTAAATTTTTTAAAAAAACTAAATTCAGCACTTTTTCTTTTACCAGATTTAGTTCCTGTTAGACTGACACCACCTGTTTCATCCCCACGTGCAATACTTAATGATATATCACTATTTATATTTTCTTTATCAAATTTACTAAAAGGTTTAGAGAGTCCACCTTCTATAGTAGTTTTACCTTTTTTAATATTTAAGGAAGCTTTGGGTATCGTTACATATTCATCATCATCTACTCCAGCACTTCCACCTATTGTTACCCCTTTTAGAGAGTTCTTTAAGTAATCAGGTAAAATTTTCTTTTTTGTTTTTGTTCCCATTAAAATACTCCTTTAAATTTAGTTCCTTTAATCGCTGCTCCCGTTCCACGAGCCTCGCCTCCACACATCATTGGTTTAATTGATTGAGATGAAGGTCCTTGTCCAAGAGGATATGTTGTAGTATCTACCGACATTGCAGCATCTGGTTTGACACTTTTATATGGTTTCTTTTTTGGTTTTTTAGTATCAATAACTTTTTCTTTTGGAAAATTATCTATAATTTTTTGTGTTTCTTTTTTTAATTCTTCAATAGTTTTAGTATTTCTTTTTGTCATAACTTTACCTGTCTTAGCTTTTTCTATTGAGCCTAAAGTCTTTGCTTGATTAGCATGTAATTTAGATGCTTTTTTTAAACCCACAATAACTTTATTAATTTTTATTTCTGCGCCTTTAGAAGCTTTTTTTGGTCCCCAATCTTTTCGTTTAACTCCAGATGGGTCTTTTGCTTTACCTGCACATATTTTAGAGGCATAGGCATTTGCATATGCAGAAGGGTATACTTTGAATTTTCTTTTGGCTGCTGATTTACCTCTTGCACATAATTTAGTCATGCAAGAAGTATATCATTTATTGACTATATAGTAAATGTCTTGGCTAATGGGTTTTTCTTCTTTTTAATAGCTATTTTAACTCTTCTCTTTTTTTCTTTTTCATCTCTAGCACCACGTAGTTTACCCTCAACTTGTTTTGATATTTGTCCTCTAGTTATTGCCATTATATTAAATTCTTAGCCTTTCCTATTACCGGTTTATATTTAGTTTTTCCCTCTGACTTATATGCATGAAAAAACTGCGCACGTCTACCTTCGGGTATCCAACTAGCATGTATCCATCCAGAATTAGGCTCACCTGGAGTGTAAAATTCTAAAATTAATTGATCTGTCTCAAGATTCTTTTTTACCCAATCAGCAACTTCAGCATTATCAACACCCACACATTCAAAATCAACAGCTTCAGCTTTCGCATGTTGTGATTGTACTGAGCTACCCACAGCTATACAAAGTTGTTCACTACGAAATCCTGAAGTTACTTGTACCCTACCAAAATGATCTCTTACAGGCTGTAATACATTTTCACATAGTTGTTTTAATTTTTCAATCTGTCCTGCATTAGGATTATTGTTTATACCCTTACGGATTGCTGTATCTGATTTTATTAATTCTAATAAAGTGAAGTTACGACTTAAATTCATAATTTTTATTTACCTCTTACTGAATCTATGAAATTGTACACTCTTCCAAATTGTTTATCAATAGACATTAAATCAGACTGGATCATGGTCACAATTAATTGAAGTTCTATGAGTGTGACAAGGGTCCATGTAGCGAGTCCCATTAGAATTGTACCAAGTAATCCAATTAAAGCTGTGTTAGTTTTTCTGTTCATTTTCTATTTTTATTAGTTGTTTATATATAGCAGAAGTTAATCCAGAAGGAGCAGGTTGAAAACCATATTCACTTTTTACACACCCTGCTGTTAAAATAAATATAATTAAATATTTCATAATGGTGCTACAATTACTGTTAATGCAATAAAAGCTATGATTAAAGCACCTGTAAAATAATAATTCATATTGGCACACTCCATATTATTTTTTTCCTGTTAATGTGCTACGCATAATTAAAAAATTTCTAAAATCGTTTTCCATTTGTTTTACTTTTTCTTCCATTGTTTTAAGTTTATCGTTTGTAACAATTGTATTACCTTTGTTAGTTTCAATATTTAACAATAAATGGCTTTGATTTTCTTGTATTCTAGCGATGTATCCGATTTGATTTTTTAAATCTGTTTCTTTTATTATTTTAATTGCTGCTTGATTTTGATTGATAGTCTCTGTCAGACTTACAATGTACTTAACCCCTGTAAACGTACCTACTATTAAGGAAGCTACTACAGGGACCATTACTACATTTTTCTTTAACAGATCTACTAAGTTCATTAGAACCTACTTAATAATACAGATAGCTAGTACAACACCTACAATAATTACAACTTTTTTGTGATCAGTCCAATAGTGCATAACTGCTTTTTTAAATTTATCTATCATGTTTTCTCCTTTTTTATCTTTAGGTTTTAAAGAAAAATTCCAAATATTATCTAAAGCTCCAAAAAGCGAATAAAAAATTTTGTCTATCATTGTTTTTAATAAAACCCCTATTATTAATAAAATAAAAATTAAATAGAGTATAACATAAAAAGAGGAGTCTAAAAATAACCAGTAAAACTTTTCTAGCATTAAAATAAATTATTTTAAATTATCTTTAAAGTAGCTATCAATATAATTTTTTATGTAGGTATCTACAATACCTTTTATACCAGTACTCCCTACATTACTTGTTTCGGTAGGATTAGAAATAGCCTCGTTTGTTGAACTTATTGGCTCTACTGATGCTGTGTTTTCAATAATAGGATCAACTGTTGGCATAATAGTATTAGATGCTGCGCTTTCTTGGGCTGTGCCAGCTAAAGTTAACGAAGGAGCAGGAGAAGCAAAACCTCCAGATAAGGTTCCAGGTTGAGTAGCGGGTCCACTTGGCCTAGGTGTTACTGTTGGTGATCCAGTCTGCATTATTTGTAATATAGGATTTTCGCTACCAATAGAATTTATAGCTGGTTTTGGAGCTGATGTTCCTGGGCCTACTGCGAATGGTCTTGGCATACCATCACCAATTGCAGTTATTCCACCAATTGGGTTTCTTCCTGGATCGATTTGAGTATTATTAAATCCTGATAAATAATTTTGATAACCATCATCAAAAGCTTCTTGACTTTTAAACATTTTATTAGCCCCGTAAGCATCTTGACTTAATGGATTTCCAGAACCATCCACTTCTGGTTTAGTTGGTGACATTGTTAAAGGTCTAGTTCCTTTTGGTAAAAATCTCATATTAACATTTCCATCTTCTTCTAGCTTGTCTTAATCTAGAATTAGGATCTTTTGCAGCTTTTGGAAACTTTTTCATTTGTCCTAAGCTTCTTGCACAATAAGATTTTCTACGTGCTGATCTTTTTTTACCTGGATTATCTTCTGTGACAGCAGTACTTAGCTTACTTCCAGGATTTTTTCTTTTATAAGCTGCAACTCCTGCAGCAGTCATACCTGCGCCACTTTTAGTCGAACGAAAATTCTTTTTATTTCTAGGTGGCATACCACCTTTTTTTAATTCGATTATATCTGCGTAATAATCTAAATTCATCTTATGTAAATGTGATAGTTACACCAGTAGTATTAGCTATAGTAGCATGAATACCATCTGTAAAAAAAATACCATTTCCTGGAACATAGATTTCTAAACCTTCAGTGCCAAATAAAAATGTTGCAATAACATCTCCTGAACCACCACCAGATCTAAATATAATAGATCCATTTGTAGCACCTTTTGCTTGAATAGAAGTTAATCTTGATCTGTTTGTTTTACCTGCGCCACCTATAGCTACCATTTGAGCTGTAGCGGTTGCGTGTGCTACCGACTGGTCTGATGAAAAACTTGAACCGCCCATTATCCGTTACTTGTTGTTAGGTTAGGTCCAGAATATTTATCTGTCAATAATGTATAAGCTGCAATATTTGTTTTTGTTTTGCAAAAAACTCCTTTTGGAAATAAGATTCCATCATCTGGAAAAGAAAAGTTAACTATATCTCCACTAGGTACATCTGCAATAAATAAAGTATCGCCAGAGCTTGAAGTAGTTGTTAATTCTAAAAGACCAGCACCACCAGCATCATTAGAAACTATAATACCTTTTAATCTTACTGGTTGTGCAATAATTGCAGTAGCTCCTGCGTTAGCAATTGATCTTGTAGCTTGTATATCGCCTCTAAACATAATTCTCCTGTGTTCGTGGCTCCCGAAGGAGCCACTAATTATTTATTAAGCTGCCCAAGCAAGAGTGCCTGTTACTGCTAAAGGATCTTTACCTGAATCAAGTCCAACGTGCCATAAACCATTTTCAGTACAAGAGAAGTAAAATATACTTCCGATTGTAATAAAATTAGTAATTGCATTTGCTGCTGTAAAAACTAATGCGCCTTCACCAGCTGTTGATGTATCGTAAGATA